AAGCCGCAGCAGATTATCTAGGTTTGTTTAATCAAGAAATTGTACAGGCTGAATTAAAAGCTAGAGGCGGAGATTTAGGTGTACGTAGAGTTGTAAAATATAAAGGAGCAGGGATGTCTCCTCGTAAACGATATAAGAGATATGGTTCAGAGATTGACTATTAATGGAGTCTCTGTTGAAGCAATACCTGTAGATGAGATCCGATATGCATATGAGACAATCGAATCTGATCTACAGGTTATAAGGAAAAAAAGTTATTCTGACTGGATTCCAGCAGATATATATTTAGCATTAAGGAATAGCAATGCGACTTTATATATGTTTTATAAAGAAGACATATATATTGGGTTTATGGTTTGCTCTATAATAGCAGACCCTGGCGGCGAGCCAACACTTTTTGTCTGGGCAACCTACCAAAAACCAGAGTATAATTATAATAAAGTGGGGTTTACCTTTTTAGATAAACTTGCTTTAGAGAAAAATGTGAAAGTCATTGAGTTTCATACCAGTCGCCCAGGATGGGCAAAGACTGCAATCACAAACGGATTTAAACTAACAAGTTATGTATATAAAAAAGAAGTATGAGTAGTAAACCAAAACAACAAGATTACCAAGCTAGCGAAGCTGAAAAAACACAAGCTTCTGTAGCAAAAGAAGAAAAAAGCTATTTTAATAAAACTTATGGCCCTTTGCTTAGAGAAATGCGCGATGTGTCTATGCGAGAAGACTTAGGCGGTGTAGCCCGTGGCGTTGCAGGCGCTGACACTATGCAGTCTTTAACAGGCCAAGGCCCATCTTTAACTGGCACTAAGTCTGTAGATGAAGCCGCTGATTTAGCATCAGCAGCAGTAGGCCAAATGGCGGCTGCAAGTGCGCAAGGGTTAGCAGCTTCTAGACAACAGCAAACTGGAGTTTTAGGAACGGCACGGGGCCAAGCCGGTGAAGCTATGTCTG